CCTGAACCAAAATCTTGTAATTTTTTAGCTCCAACATTAGATGTCATAATGATGACACAATTTTTGAAGTTAATCTTTCTCCCCATACCATCGGTAAGGTGACCGTCGTCTAATACTTGAAGAAGTGTTGAGAAGATATCTTTGTTTGCTTTCTCAATCTCATCAAATAGAATTACAGAATAAGGTTTGTTTTTCACCTGTTCAGTTAATTGTCCCCCCTCATCGTATCCAACGTATCCCGGAGGTGCACCAATCAATCTTGAAATGGTGTGTTTCTCTTGGTATTCAGACATATCCACACGAATCATATTATCTTCACTACCAAACATTTGTTTCGCTAGTTGTTTTGCCAAGTATGTTTTACCCACACCTGTTGACCCTAAGAAGATGAATGAACCGATTGGTTTGTTCGGGTCCTTGATACCAATTCTATTTCTACGGATTGACTTTGCAATCTTTGAAACAGCTTCTGCTTGTCCAATTACTTTATCAGATAGATTCGCCTCCATCTCAGATAATAGTTTGGTTTCATCTGCATTTAATTTGGTTACCGGGATTTTAGTCATATTGGAAACAACCTCATAAACTAAATCAAGGGTGATAACTTTCTTGTGAGTAAGAAGTTCTTCCTCAAACTTTTTCTTTTCAGTCTCAAGTTTAGTTAAGATACGTTTTTCTTTATCACGTAGGTTTGCAGCCTCTTCATATCGTTGTTGTTTTACAACGTCCACCTTTTCTTGTTTGATGTCGGCAGCTTGTTGTTTCAACTTCTCGATTGATTCCGGCATTTTAATTTCCACTTGACTTCTCGCTCCAACCTCATCGATGATGTCAAACCCTTTGTCCGGGAATTCTCTATCGGTGATGTATCTGTCGGCTAAGTCAACACATACTGACAATACTTCATCCGTATAAGTTACCTTATGGAAGTTCTCGTATTTGTCTTTTACGTTTTTAAGGATTTCTAAAGTTTCAGCTTTGGTTGCTGAATCCACAACAACTTTTTGGAAACGTCTTTCTAACGCTCCGTCCTTCTCAAAGTTTTTTCTATACTCATCCAAGGTTGTTGCTCCAACACATTGAATCTCCCCACGGGCAAGTGCCGGTTTAAAGATGTTTGATGCGTCCATTGAACCTGATGAATTTCCTGCACCAACTATGGTGTGGATTTCGTCAATGAATACGATGATGTTTGGTGCGTTTTGAAGTTCTTCGATGATTACTTTCATTCTTTCTTCAAATTGTCCACGGTATTTGGTTCCGGCAACAATTGATGTCATATCTAAGGATACGATACGTTTGTCCATTAAGTTTCTTGGACATTCCCCATTATAAATCATAATGGCAAGACCTTCAACGATTGCGGTTTTACCACAACCAGGTTCACCAATGATTATTGGGTTATTTTTCTTTCTACGTGAAAGGATTTGAGCAATTCGAGTAATTTCTCTTTCTCTACCAATAACCGGGTCAAGTTTACCCTCTTCGGCAAGTTTTATCAAATCTCTACTAAAATTGTCTAATACGGGTGTTGATGAGTCAGTCTTAACTGCTTTATTACCACCATTACTTCCACCATCCATAGATTCTGTCATAATTTATTTGTTTTAATTAAGTATAAGGATTATTTTCACTTTTTCAAATGATTCTACAAAAGTAATACAAATAATTGGATGGACAAAACAAATTTTAATTATATTTATCAATATGGAAAAAAGACCCGCTTGGAAAAAATATATGGACTTGGTTCATCCGGAATCTGAATTAACTGATGTCTACAGAAAAATTCGTCACGCCTTCCAAAGAGAGGGTTGGACTCAAGAACAATTGGAGAAACCCCCGTATTATCCTCAGGATATTATGAATTACTATCAAAAAATATCTAATTTAGTGACTGACTTAAAAACTGAGATGAAAACTTATTTTGGTGATATTGACTCTGACGAATTTACTGATTACATTCATAGTAAATTAAAACATATAGATTTAGAAACACCTTTAAGAGATGGCAATATTAAAAGAAACAATTCAAGGGACGAAGATAATTAATGAAATCCAATCGTCAAATGTTAAAAAAACAGAATACGATACTGAAACTAAAGTAATGTTAGTTGAGTTTAATAATGGACAAAAATACGAGTATGATGAGGTTCCTCACCAAGTATATACTCAATTCAGAATGGCGGAATCTCAAGGGAAATTCTTCTCAACAAAAATAGTTAAAACATACAAACACAAAAAACTTTAACAATTATAGATATTTAAGTATTTATAGTTAATGAGTAATCTAAAAAGTATATTATCTAGCTTTCATTTACAGGATGAACTAAATCCTAAGATTTGGGAATTACCTAATGAACGTGATATGTCCGACCCAAAAGGTCAGGTTGAAGTGATGGTTCCTAAGGTTAGAGAACGTCTATTAGAAATCGCCTATGAGTTCATAGAATTCTTAGGGGTTGATGTTATTATATCCGATGTTGTAATGACGGGTTCATTAGCCAATTACAATTGGTCCAAATATTCTGATGTTGATTTACACTTAATTGCCGACTTTGAACAATTCTCAGAAAAAGAACTCCCATTATATGAGGAACTCTTCAAATTAAAAAAAACTTTATTTAACGACAAACACAACATCAAAATCTATGGTTATGATGTAGAACTTTATGTCCAAGACGAAGTTGAATCTCATTTTAGTAGTGGGGAATATTCAGTTTTATTTAATGAATGGAAAACCAAACCGTCAAAAGAAAATGTTGAGATTGACACTAACTTAATTAAAACCAAATCTGAACATTGGATGAAAACAATTGATGAGGTTATTGATGACGTAAAAGAAGAACCATTACAGTCCGGAGTTGAGAGTATCAATAAGGTTAAGGATAAATTAAAAAAATATAGAACTGCCGGATTAGAAGATGGTGGTGAAATGTCTGATGAAAATTTAGTATTCAAAGTTTTGAGAAGAAATGGGTACATTCAAAAACTTTTTGATTTTCAAAATGAATACCAAGACGATAAACTTTCTTTGAAAGAAAAATCAATTAATTAGTAGAAATAACGACAGAATTATAACATTTTTAATTCTGAACATATTTATATATAAAATAATTCCAAACAAAAACACATAAAATGGGAAACAATTTAAAACCGGTTGGTAGCGAAAAACTACAAGGAATGGAAAAAGTTCAACGTATCATGGAAATCGCTAGATATAAGGAGAATATTCCAAACCCTATTAATGAAGATAAATCTACAGAATATACTAAAGTTTTAGCGAACGGTAGAACTTATAAAATTGATAAGGAAAGAAATGGTTACGTACTTAAAAGTAGTATAAATGAATCAGCTAATGAGTTCGATTATATGGAGCCTATGAAAAATAGAAAATATTATTCTTCATATTCTCAAGCGTTGAAACGTCTTAACCTAGTTGCTAAAGAAGTTAACGTTAACGAAGGTAGTGAGAAAAACGTTAATTTATTTTATGAAAGTGAAAACGATGCAACCAAATACATTTTAAAAATGAAAGGTGGGGAAACTGACGAACAAGTTGCTCCGGCACCCGCTCCATCTGCGGCTCCTGCTCCGGCACCCGCTCCTGCTCCGGCACCCGCTCCGGCACCTGAAGAGATGTCAGAACCGGCACCTGAAGATATGGATTTAGGTGATGATATGGAAGATGACGACAACAATGAAGAAGTTACTTTAAAATCTATTCAAAAATTGACAGGTAAATTAGCTCAAAAATTAAGAGCGTTCCAAGAAACAGAAGAAGGTCAAGATATGACATCTAAAGATTCAAAATATGTTATTAACTCAATTTTGTCCGCAATAGATTTAGAATCTATTGATGATGAAGACAAAGAAGAAATTGTTAATAAAATTGAAGGTACTGAAGATGAAGGTATGGGAGATTTTAACCCTGATGATATGGGTGATAATGAAGCTGATTTTGGTGACGAAATGGGAGATGAAGAACCGGTTGCCCCTGAAGGAGAAATGGGTGAAGGTTTTGATGATTTTGAAATGAAATCAAGATTCAGAGATTTTGATGATGACGAATTTAGTGAAATTAATTTAGAAAAAGATTTTGATTTTAAACCAAGACACCCAAAACATAGAAGTTTAAATCATCCTGATATTGACTCTAAACACTCAGGTCACATTGAAGATATGATTGAAGGAATTTTTACTGAATCTAAAGTTGATAAAATTATAGAAGGTTATTTTAAATTGAACGATAAAGAACAACAATTATTAGAATCTAAAAAAAGACAATCTAAATTAGTAACTGAAAATAAAAAAGCTAAAATTAATAAAATAAAACAATTGTCTGAAAGTATCTCTCAAGAAGTTGGTGCTAGAAAATTAATGGAAAAATATCCAAACGCTAAGTTGGTTGGTAAAACAAACAGACAAAATTTAGTATTTGAAATGAATGACAAACAATTAAGAGTTAATACAAAAGGTCAGGTTATATAATGAGTTATTTAATATATGTTAATGAATTAGGTCCTAATTATAAAGGTGATAACATATATGAATTTATTTTCTCGGATAGTTCAGAAGACGTTTGGGGTGAATCTTGGGAATCAAAACCGTCTAACGGTTACCCACTCCCACCGGACATAGAACACATAAAAACAGTAGGAGTTTTGAAGAATGACCAAATCACAATGTCAGTAATTCAAAACTCTGACTATTTTTCGATGATAGATTCAATGGATGATATAATCGCATTATGTTGGGAAAACGAAAGTGAAGACGTTGATTTCACACGTCAAAGAAGATTGGTGTTTAAGTTTGGAGAAACAGAACAATCAGTCAAAGATAAATTATACGAAAGAGATATCGTATTAGAGTTTGAAAAAAAAATCGAATATGAACACTAATCAAAAAAAATTAAAACTAGTGAAGGAGGGAATTAAAGCGTCTACTCTAAATAAAATGACTGATAGTCAGGTTGATGTGTTGTTCAGTAAATTACAAGAACAAGTTAGTACGGTAACTGAACCTGCTAAAACAGGATATAAAGTTGGTGATAAAGGTGGTAATTTACCTGCAACACCTAAAGGGTATAATGTAAAGAAAAATCCTGATGGGACTATTCTTGCAACCCCTAACGAACAAGACAATACTTTAAATGTTGTCCAAGACCCTGACGCGACTGAGGACGGTATGGGTATGTTTGAAGAAAAAGAAATTGATGAAAAATTTGAATCAAAAAAACAACAAAAATATTTCTTCGCTAAATGTGGTGATGGAAAAACAAAAGAACAAAAAAAATGGTGTAAAATGGCTGATGAGTTTGCTGAAAAGACTAACTTTGCCAAACTTCCTGAAAAGAAAAAAGAAACCAAAGAAGGTTATGATGATATGGTTGGTGGGGCTTTAAATAAAATTGCTCAATCCAAATTAAGTCAGGTAAAACCAAGTGTTACTATGGGAGAAAGTAAAATTGAAAAAGAAATTATGAGACTTGTAGAAAAACACATTACACCAAAAATGTCTAAAAAAGATTTTAATAATCTTTTAGAAGGAGACACAAAGACAGCTCCGGCGAAACCAAAGGTTAGTCCTGGTACAAAACCAAAACATCCATTCCAACCGGACCCTGATAAAAAAGGAGCTCCTAAAGCAAAAAAAAGAGTGATGGATGAGGATACAAAAACTGCACCGGCAAAACCAAAAGTTAATCCGGGAACAAAACCAAAACATCCTTTTGCTCCGGACCCAAGTAAACAAGGTGCTCCAAAAGCAATTAAAAGAGAATTACCAAGTTTTTTAAAATTCAATCAGTTAGGACTTAAAACAAAATAATTATGAGCGTAAATTTAAAAATGGAAAAAATATTGAAAGCCAAAAGTGACTTAGATAAAAAATTAGTTAATGAAGGGTTAACCAATAATCAAACAACTATGTTGAACGAAATTAATCGTCGTTTAAATGAGGCTCCTGTTAGTTATGATGGTCCTGAAAGAATGGAACCGGGTATTGAAAGACAAATTAATCAAAGAGAAACCCCATATAAAGAACATCCAGCATTACCACAAGATGGTGATAGAGATTTCATTGAAATGATTACCTCTCAACGATTTAAAGACTCTGTAGACAAAGTAAGAAGATTTTTAGGTGATACTACACCAATTCAGGGAAATAATCCAATGATGGGACTAATGAGTTCTGTAATGGGTAGTTTACAACAAATTAAAAGAGTTGAAGTTCAAAACAAAGAATATCTTGAAAACTTGGCAGTTGATTTAGTTAAAAAAGAATTAGGTATTCCTGAAGGTCAATTACAGTTTGAGGTTGAATTAGTTAATGGACCAATGGGAGCGTCTGAAGGAATGCAAACACAACCGGAACAACCGGACGAAGAAGATGTCGAAGAAGCATTCAAAGAAAGCGAAGAACACCAAGAAGAAATAGAAGACTTTATGGATTCTATGGAAAAATTCAATTTAGAGAAAGCAAAAAGAAGAATGATTAATTCATTAGTTCAAGGAGCGGCATTTAAAGGTGGACATATGTATACATTAGTTAGTGACGAGATAAATAGATTAAGTCCAAACTTACTAAACCTATATGGTGTTACACAATCATTGATGGAACACTTATATTGGTTATATCCGGATATGGAAAATATGGCCGGTGGTGGAGGTGGTCAAATGGGACAATCAGAATCTGACCCTGAAACTGACCCACCAACAATTAAAGCGAAAGCATTTACATTCCCTTTATTAGTTCACGAAATAGTTAAAGGTATTTATTCATTATATGGTGACCAAGGATTACCAAACGACCCTGTTCAAAGAAGTATGGTTGTCGGTGCTGAGGATACATTACCAGCAGAAATATGGGATTCAAGATTAGGTCCAATATTTTGGGAAAAATTCAGAGATTCTTGGCCTGATAAATTATATGAAGACGACCAAAGACACCTTCAACAATACTTATTTATGAAATTGTCTCAATTAGAGGCGAAAGATTTTATTGTATTAGCGAAAGCCATTATGGCTGATAAACCTGAAGCAAAAGAGGTAATAAATAGAATGGTTGCAGAAATCGTTGAAATCCTTAAAAACCACGAGTATGAATCAAAAATGTCTGATGACGAAGATGATGAAGACGATAGTGAAAATTATGGTGATTACGGATTTGATGACTTAGATGACTTAGATGATATTGATTTATCTTCGTTAGGATTCTAAAAATTACCGACAACAGTATGTATGTCGAATTTAACAAAAGAACAAGTATTAATAGAATACGTAAAATGTAGTAGAGATATTGAATACGCACTTAAGACGTATTTAGAAACTTATGATAACACCGTTAAAAAATATGTTCCATTGGAACTTTTTCCGGACCAGTTAACATTACTGAATGACTACGAAGAATACAATGAGAATATAGCATTAAAATACAGACAGGCCGGGGTATCAACAGTTACCGCGGCTTGGATGTCTAAAAAACTTGTATTCGCAAGAAAAGAAACTCCCGAAAAAATATTAATTATCGCCAATAAGTTGGATACTTCATTGGAGATGGCGAACAAGATAAAAGCGTTCGTTGGTCAATGGCCGTCTTGGACAGGTGTAGATTTTGATAAAGCAAAAAATTCCCAAAAACATTATAAGTTAACAAACGGATGTGAGGTTAAAGCCGTTGCAACATCTAAGGATGCCTTGCGTGGATTTACACCAACCATACTTGTATTTGATGAGGCGGCGTTTATTGAGGCAGATAGTGATTTCTGGTCTGCCTGTATGGCGTCCCTATCTACGGGGGGTAAAGTAATTGTGGTTTCAACACCTAACGGTTATGACGCAATTTACTATGAAATATACGACCAAGCGTTACGTAATATGAATGACTTCAAAATTACGGAAATGTTTTGGTATCGAGACCCAAGATACACCAAAGATTTATTTTTTGTTAAAACAGATAACATTATTCATTATTTGTTAAACAAAGAGGAATATGACCCTAATGGATTTATTGATTGGGGTAGTAAATCATATGACGCTCGAAACTTTGATGATGTTAAATTATTAATGAATGACGGATACAAACCTTGTTCATCTTGGTTTGAGGCGATGGTTAAGAAATTAAAATACGATAAACGTAAGGTTTCTCAGGAGTTAGAATGTAACTTTTTAGGTTCCGGAGATAACGTATTTGATTCTCTTATGATGCAAGATATTCGTGAAAATCAAATCCAAGAACCTATTAACAAATTGATGGGGAATGCTCTTTGGATTTGGAAGGAACCGGTTGTTGGACATAAATACATTATGGGTGTCGACGTTTCCCGTGGGGATTCTGAAGATTTTAGTTCATTTCAAATTGTTGATTTTGATGAAAGAGAACAAGTTGCTGAATATGTTGGTAAATTACCACCCGATACTATGGCTGAAATTTGTCATAAATGGGCTGTTATATATTCTTGTTTTGTCGTTATCGATATTACAGGTGGTATGGGTGTTGCAACTTCAAGAAAACTCCAAGAAATGAATTATCGTGATTTATATGTTGATGGTGTTGATGTCTCTAACAAATGGAAATACGACCCAGCCGCGGCAGATAAAATTCCGGGATTAAATTTTAATAATAAAAGGGTTCAAATTATTGCCTCATTTGAAGAGGCGATGAGACATAAATTTAGGATTTATAGTTCTCGTTTAAATAATGAGATGAACACCTTTGTATATATCAATGGTAGACCTGACCACCAAAAAGGACATCACGATGATTTAATTATGTCAATCGCGATGGCGACGTATGTTGCGGAGTCTTCTTTTGGAAAATTAACTAAAGTTACGGAACAAACTAAAGCGATGTTAGATTCTTGGTCCGTTAACAATAATGAATCAATTAAAGAAAACATCAATTTTAACCCTGTAATCCCACATTATCAAGATAGAATAAATCAATTTAACAGCCAACAAGTTAGTCGAGACGATTATCAAAAATATGGTTGGTTATTTGGCGGAATGTAATATTTATTTAAAAAGAATAAATGGGATTTGATAGTAGAAAAAAATCGGGTAATATAATCGGGGGGTCAAGACTTAATGTTATTGGTCAGGGGATTTATAATGTGAAAATTATCCCACCTGGATTTACTAAGCGTTTACCTGCGTATGCCGATGCTGGTGGAAACCCACCAAGTCAAACACCAAGTAACACTCCAACTCAAACTCCAACACTATCAATAACCCCATCAAATACGCCAACACCTACATATACTCCAACACCAACTCAAACTGCAACACCATTATATTGTGATTTTAGTTATTATGTTAACGCAATCACTCCAACTCCAACATCAACATCATTAGCGTGTGATTTCACATATGAAGTCGAATTATTTACAAATACCCCAACACCAACCCCAACACCAACTCCAACACAAACAATAACACAAACACCAACACAAACTGAGACGCCAACACAAACACCAACACAAACTGAGACGCCAACACAAACTCCAACACCAACACAAACTGAGACGCCAACACAAACCCCAACACAAACCCCAACATCCTCTCCATTACCACCAACAGTTGAGTATTTCCAAGATTGTTGTGATAGTCTTACCGTATATAAAGTTGGTGGTGTATCAACCCCTATTATTGTTGGTAACACTTATTACATCAACACTGATGGATTTAGTGGTTGTGGGACTGCGGTAAGTGGTCCACCATATAATAGTCAATCTTTAATTATTAGTGTTACATCATACTCAAATTGTGTTCTGTGTGAGGTAGACAATCCTTGCCCAACACCAACACCAACACCAACAATGACAGTAACACCAACAAATACTCAAACCCCAACGGTTACACAAACACCGACGGTTACTCAAACACCAACTAATACACCAACAAATACTCAAACCCCAACTAATACACTTACACCTACACCTACTCCAACAGTTTGTATTCCACAAATGATATATAGTGGTGAAAAATTTATTAATATACCACTTCATACTAGTGCGTCTTTCAAACCGGATGGTACGATATTATATATTGCAATTCATAATGGTTCACCAACTGATAGTGTATGTGCTTATTCATTATCAACACCGTGGGATGTTTCAACAATTACATTACCACTAATAGGATGTTCAATTGCTGTTCCGGTAATTTCCGGATTAACCCCTACTAGTGTAATTGGTCATCATTTTTCACCGGACGGTAGTAAATTATTTGTAGTTGAGACAGCATCAAAAAGTGTCCTTAGATATATATTATCAACATCGTGGGATGTTACAACATCTAGTTATTCACCCGGTGACTTATTTACTATAGTTGGTTTAACTCCGTCACATATTGATTTTACCCCTGACGGTTTATTTATGTTTGTTACTGTTACGGGTAGCCTTCTTAAAAAATATAGTTTAACCACACCTTGGGTTATAAATACGGGGGTTGTGGAAATTCAATCAATTTCCAACTCAATTGTTTCCGATTTTACTTTTCAAAATAGTGGAACTTATTTGTTTTCAATAGTATCAGGTCCAAGTATAAGAAGACAAACACTATCTACACCGTATGATTTAACTTCAATTGTTCCTGTTTTAACTCAGACAGAAAATGTAAGTAGTTTTATTTCAGGAGGTAATCTTTATTCTCTTAATTTTAAAGATGGTTATAAAGGGTTTATTGGTGGTTATTACTCAACCGGTTTGAACGGAATTACAGCTTTTAATCTTACCTGTGAATACGATATTAGCGGGACTTTAATATTACCAACACCTACTCCAACACCAACTCAGACGGTTACACCAACCAATACAGTTACTCCAACACCAACATTACCACCATCGTTTGTTTCAGTATGGAGAACAACAACACCATCTGAAAGTATTACATTACCATATTCACCATCAGGAACATATAGTGGAACAATAGATTGGGGCGACGGTAGTATATCCGCTAACACATATGCAAATAGAACACACACATACTCATTATCAGGTAATTCTACTGTTACAATTTATGGAACAACTAATGGTTGGGCGTTTGGTAATACTGGTGACATATTAAAAATTAGAGAAGTTTTAAAATGGGGACCATTAAAAATTAGTAATGGTGCTCAAGTTTTTAGAGGATGTAGTAATTTAGTATTAACCGGTGTTACGGACACTATTGATTTAACAAGTGTTAATAATTTAATTTATATGTTTGGAGGTTGTTCATCTCTTACAACCATCAACAACGTTAATAGTTGGAATGTTTCAGGAATTACCGTTATGAGTAATATGTTTCAATCATCAACTTTTGACGATGATATAAGTTCTTGGAGTGTTTCAAATGTTACAGATATGAATCGTATGTTCCAATTTGGAGCATTTAACCATAATATAAATTCGTGGAATGTTTCAGGGGTTACAAGTATGGAAAATATGTTTAGACAATCTTCTTTTAATCAACCATTATCAGGTTGGAATGTTTCAAAGGTTACATCTACTATGGCAGGTATGTTTGATGGAACCTTATTTAACCAAGATATAAGTATGTGGAATGTTTCAGGGGTTACAAGTATGAGTGGTATGTTTAGATACACCCCATTTAATTATTCTCTTAATAATTGGAATGTTTCAAAGGTAACAAATATGTCTAATATGTTTTATGGTGCGTCATTTAATTTACCATTATCAGGCTGGAATGTTTCAAAGGTTACAAATATGAATTCTATGTTCGCATCAACTTCACAATTTAACCAAAACATTAATTCGTGGAATGTTTCAGGTGTTACAGATATGGGTTCTATGTTTTATCAAAACGCATATTTTAACCAACCATTATCCGGATGGAGTGTGTCAAACGTTAGAAATATGTCTTTTATGTTTTACAATTCACCATTTAATTATCCTATTGGTAATTGGGATGTTTTAAATGTTACAGGAATGACATCTATGTTCCAAAGTTCATCATTTAACCAAGACATCGGAAATTGGAATATATCGGGAGTAACCAATTTCACTGATTTTATGTTTGCAAAAACACCGATTACATTCTCAACAATAAATTTAGATTCTATTTATAATGGATGGCAAACCAAAACACCGCAAACCGGATTAACAATTAATTTTGGTTCTGCAAAATACACATTAGCGAGTCAACCGGGTAAAGATATACTAACAGGTTCAACTATGAGCGGTGGATATGGTTGGACAATAACAGATGGGGGGATATAATATATGGGAACAATTTTAAAAATATTATCAATAAATTACGACGGACAATTCGCCGACATTACCTTTTACCCTTGTTCGGGTGGGAGTATTAATATCGGTGAAGTTAACTTACCATATAATTATTATTCGGAAAATTACTACGGAACATATAACATTTATTTACTTGATTCGGGTAAAACTTGTTTGTTAAATGTTCCTTGTTTAACACCTACGCCTACTCCAACAACAACAATGACATTAACTCCAACAAATACTCCAACACCAACAAACACACCCGCACCAAATTGTGATTTATTAGGTTTAGATATTACAACCCCAACCCCAACTCCAACACCTACAATGACACCAACACCAAGTTCTACACCATTATTACCATTTATATCTGTGTGGAGAACAACATCTCCGTCTGAGAGTATAACATTACCTTATTACGGTTTAGATTATTCAGGAACCATTGATTGGGGTGATGGAAATTTTTCGGCGAATACATTTGCAAATAGGACACATATTTATACAACTCCTGATGACTATGTAATAACTATTACAGGTAAAGTTAATGTGTGGTCGTTTTATTATACACCAACAAGTAAACTTAAAATAAGAGAAATAACACAGTGGGGATGTCTTAACATAACTCAACTATCATATAATTTTTATGAGTGTTCTAATTTAATATTAACAGGTGTTACTGACACTCTAAATTTATCTCAAGTGACAAATTTAACATATATATTTCGTGGATGTTCGTCTATTACAACCATAAATAATATTAATAATTGGGATGTTTCTAACATTACAGGTATGTCAGGAATGTTTGGTCAAAGTAATTTTAACGATAACATTAATAATTGGGATGTTTCGGGAGTTGAGGATATGAGTTATATGTTCCAAGGAGCAACATCTTTCAACGAACCATTATCTGGTTGGACTGTTTCAGGTGTTACAAATATGTCGAATATGTTCCAAGGAACAACATCTTTCAACCAACCATTATCAGGTTGGAACGTTTCAAATGTTGCGTCTATGACATATATGTTCCAAAATTCACAATTTAATCAAGATATTAATAATTGGGATGTTTCAAGTGTTATTTATATGAATTATATGTTTAACGGCACACCGTTTAATCAACCGTTGTCAGGTTGGAATGTTTCAAATGTTACAAGTACGTATTATATGTTTGCTAGCACCCCATTCAATCAACCAATCGGAAATTGGGATGTCTCAAAAGTGGTTAATATGGAGGGTATGTTCCAAAACGCAACATCCTTCAACCAACCAATTAATAATTGGAATGTTTCAGGAGTTACCAATATGACATCAATACTCCAAAGCACTGATTTCAACCTACCATTATCCGGATGGAATGTTTCAAATGTCTATAATATGACTTTTATGTTTGCCAATTCACCATTCAATCAACCAATTGGGAATTGGAATGTTTCGGGTGTTACAAATATGGTAGGTATGTTCCAAGGAGCAACATCGTTCAATCAACCATTATCCGGATGGAATGTAAGTAACGTTAATAGTATGAGGCAAATGTTTAATACTGCTACCGACTTTAACCAACCTATTGGGTCTTGGAATGTTTCGGGGGTTACAGATTTGGGTTATATGTTTTATGCGTCATCATTTGACTATCCATTATCTGGGTGGAATGTTTCAAAAGTTACAGATATGACTTATATGTTTGCCAATTCCCCATTCAATCAACCAATCGGAAATTGGGATGTCTCAAAAGTTAAAAATATGTCAGGTATGTTTGTCAATACATCATTTGATTATCCGATTGGGAATTGGACTGTTTCAGGGGTAACAAATATGAGTAATATGTTTCAAAACGACCAATATTTTAATCAACCATTATCTGGATGGAACGTCTCAAATGTTGTTGATATGACATCTATGTTCCGAAATTCACAATTTAATCAAGATATTAATAATTGGGATGTTTCAAGTGTTATTTATATGAATTATATGTTCGCATCTTCCCTATTTAATCAACCATTATCCGGATGGAATGTTTCAAATGTTGGTGATATGAACAATATGTTTTATAATTCGGAGTTCAATTACCCTATTGGAAATTGGGATGTATCTAATGTTGTTAATATGAACAATATGTTTAATATTAATACATATTTTAACCAAGATATTGGAAATTGGAGTATATCAAATGTAACTAATTTTACTGACTTTATGTTAGGTAAAACACCATTAACATTCTCAACAACAAATTTAGATTCAATCTATAGTGGATGGTCAACTAAAAATCCGTATACAGGAAGAACAATAAATTTTGGAAGTGCTAACTACACAATATCCGGAGGACAACCAGGTAAAAATACATTAACGGGTTCAACTATGAGTGGAGGATATGGTTGGACAATAACTGATGGAGGAGGAATTTAATATTATGAAAACTTTTGAAATATTTACAACAAATTACGACGGGTATATCGGAGATATAAGTTATTCCGCATATACCGGAGGAACTATTAGTTTAGGTTCACAGTTATTACCATACGATTATAATACAGATTATTATTATGGAACATATACCGTATACATACCTTTTTATAATAAAACCTGTATTTTAGATTATCCGCCACCTTCTTGGGATTTAATCGGTGATACGTTAATATTGTTCATTTCAAGTTGGAAAACCGACAATGAAGGTTTTACTAACACTAATCAAATTGGTATTGTGTTAGACCCATCAGGAACTTTTAATTTTGTAATTGATTGGGGTGATGGAAATACAGACACAATAACATCATATAGTCAACCTGAGCTTATACATACTTACAATGTTATAGGAACATATACTATACGTATGTTTGGAGTAATTGACGGGTTTAATATAGGAAATTATGCTGGTGATTATGGTAAAATTTTAAGTGTTCAACAGTGGGGTGATGTAAAATTAATTGATGGTGGATATCAATTTTATTATTGTTTTAATTTAGATTTATCTACCGTAATCGATACTTTAGACACTTCAAATCTGACTAATATCGACGCTATGTTTGCAGAATGTTATAGTTTAACATCTGTAAATAATATACAATCGTGGGACATTTCTAATATAACAAGTTTATCTTATTTATTCTCCGGATGTATATTATTTAATCAAAACTTAAATAATTGGGATATTTCGGGAATTACAAATATAAGTGGAATGTTTTATTTGACAAGTTATAATCAACCATTATCCGGGTGGAATGTTTCAAATGTTCAATACACAAATTATATGTTTAGTAATTCTCAATTTAATCAACCATTATCCGGATGGGATGTTTCAAATGTTGTTGATATGAGTAATATGTTTGAGTCTTGTCCATTTAACCAACCAATCAATAATTGGAATGTTTCAGGTGTTACAAATATGGGTTATATGTTTAATGGGTCATCATTTAATCAACCATTATCCGGATGGGATGTTTCAAATGTTACAGATATGAGTTATATGTTCTATAACAACTCAATATTTAATCAACCTATTGAAAATTGGAATGTTTCAAATGTTACAAATATGAGTGGTATGTTCTATTACAACTCAGCATTTAACCATCCAATTGGGAATTGGAATGTTTCGGGTGTTACCAATATGAGTTATATGTTCTATTACAACTCAACATTTAACCATCCAATTGGGGATTGGAATGTTTCGGGTGTTACCAATATGTCGGGTATGTTCTCTAATAATCAAATATTTAATCAACCATTATCCGGGTGGAACGTCTCAAATGTTACCAATATGTCGAATATGTTCTATTCCAACTCAACATTTAATCAACCATTATCAAGTTGGACTGTTAGTAATGTAACAAATATGTCAGGTATGTTTTATAATAATAGAATATTTAACCAACAAATTGATAATTGGGATGTATCTAAAGTTACAAATATGAGTTATATGTTTTTTAACAGTTTATTTGACCAACCATTATCCGGATGGAATGTTTCTAAAGTTACTCTTATGTTTTCCATGTTTAATAATTCTCAATTTAATCAAAATATAAATAATTGGAATGTTTCTGGAGTTACAAATATGAGTGATATGTTCTCTAATAATCAAATATTTAATCAACCATTATCCGGGTGGAATGTTTCAAAGGTTACAAGTATGAGTAATATGTTTGCCACTTCATCATTCAATCAACCAATTAATAATTGGAATGTGTCGGGTGTCACAGATATGGGTGCGATGTTCTATCAATCTCAATTTAATCAACCATTATCCGGGTGGAATGTTTCAAATGTTATTAGTTTGTTTAATATGTTTAGGGGTTCAAAATTTAATCAACCTATTGGAAATTGGGATATTTCTAAAGTATCTAATGTTGTGTATATGTTTTATGAAAACCAATATTTTAAACAAAATTTAGGGAATTGGAACATATCAGGTGTTACAAATTTTTATTATTTTATGGGAACTAAAAACCCTATTACTTTTTTCACATACAATTTAGATAGTATTTATAATGGGTGGGTAACAAAAAACCCACAAATAGGGATACAGATTAATTTTGGTAGTGCAAAATACACATCAGCTGGTTTGGCGGCAAGGACAACCCTTGTAACAACTTATTTTTGGTCAATTAGCGACGGAGGAATGTTAACTTAATTTATGGAATATATATATAGAATATCGACAAATAATTATACCGGATATACCGCCGATATAACTTTTAATCCATCAACAGGTGGAACAATTAATATTGGTACGGTTACATTACCGTATGATTACCCTACAGATTATCCGTATGGTGATTATTATATATACATACCGGCAACAGGTGTATCGGGGTCTTTGAATAATCCCCCACCAACACCTTAATTTATACGAACTAACAATATATGAGTACAACTTTAGAAATATTAACTGCGAATTATAACGGACAATTAGCCGATATAACCTTTTTCCCTTGTTCGGGGGGGGTTATAAATATTGGTGAAGTTACATTACCGTATAATTACGAATCCGAAAATTATTATGGAACTTACATTATTTACGTAATGTATTACGATGAAACTTGCTCGTTGGATATTCCTTGTATATCATTAACACCGACAAATACACCGACAAATACACCGACACCTACTATTACAGATACTCCAACTCAAACACCAACTCAAACTAATACTGTTACACCAACTAATACTGGAACACCAGCACAAACCCCAACACAAACGACAACGCAGACACAAACACAAACACCTTCCAATACAGCTACACCTACTAACACTATCACTCCAACTCAAACTCCAACTAAGACTCATACTCCCACACCAACAAATCGCCCTACAACAACACCAACAATGACACCAACAAATACTCCTACACAAACAAATACTCAAACAAATACGCCAACAAATACGCAAACGCAAACACAAACGCAAACTCAAACCACTACACAAACTCCGACTAACACTCCAACACAAACACAAACTCAAACACAAACACCGTCACCATTACCTCCAACAATTGGGTATTTTGAAGATTGTTGTTACCCATCTATAATATATAAAGTGGGTGGAATAATATATCCTGTTTTTATTGATAACTTCTATTATATAGAGACTACCGGATATAGTGGTTGTGTTAAAGCAATAAATCCTACGTCATTTAACAGTCAATATGAAATTATTAGTTTAACTTCATATGTGAGTTGCCTTATTTGTCAATTAGACCACGAATGTATTTTACCTACACCTACACCAACTCCAACTCAAACTGTGACTCCAACGGTAACGCCAACAGTAACTCCAACAATTTCAACAACACCAACAAATACTCCTACACAAACACAAACACAAACTTCAACACCAACACAAACACCTACCAATACACCAACAAACACTCAAACACAAACTCAAACACAAACACAAACTCAAACTTCAACACCGACACAAACACCTACTCAAACTCCGACTAACACTCCAACCAAAACTCAAACTCCAACAACAACAACGACATTAACCGCAACACCAACTCAGACTCAAACTCCAACAAACACTCAAACACCAACAAAAACTCAAACACCAACACCAACAAAAACAATGACTCAAACACCTACTAATACTCAAACACAAACACCAACCAAAACTCAAACACAGACGCCTACAAACACACCAGTTTGTTCAGCACCTCAAATGTTAGGTGTTACATTGTCATCAGGTTCAATTTTATCTGTTTCGATTATTCCGGGACCAAATTGTAGTGGTATTTTTATGATATATTCTTATGATAATATAAACTTTAATTCTGCTGTGGCAACTCCAAGTAACTGTACATCACCGTTTACTTTTGACTCTCTTACTACAACAGGAAATGTTTATGTAAAAGTGGGTCAATTATGTACATCAGGTGGTATTAGCGCATATTCTGAAGTTTTCCCATATTTCTTCCCAACCCCAACTCCGACACCAACACCAACAAATACACAAACGCCTACTAAAACTCCAACCAACACTCCAACTAAAACTCAAACCCCAACAACAACAACAACATTAACTGCAACTCCGACTCAGACTCAGACGCCAACTAAAACTCCTACTAACACTCCAACCAAAACACAAACACAAACTCCAACTAAAACTCAAACTCCAACAACAACAACAACATTAACTGCAACTCCGACGCAAACACAAACGCCTACTAAAACTCCTACACAAACACCTACTCGAACAAACACTCCAACGCCAACAACATCGTGTGGTGTTACATTAATTTCTACCACATATGTTTCAGGAACCACTTGGAATTATAATTTCACAACAGCAGGTTCTTGTGGAACACTTTTACCGGAATATTCGTCTGATAATATAACTTGGACTTTGGGTGGTGCAGGTGGTTGTACTTCACCTAGGTCGGCAATAACCGGTATTAATAGTGGAACAATATACTTTAGAATGACATTATTTTGTTCGTCTCTTACGGGAGTTTCAAATGTTATTACTTATGTGTTCCCATCACCAACACCTACACCTACAAGAACTCAAACACCAACACCAACAAAAACACCTACACCTACACCGACTGAAACACCACCTGGAGTAACTTGTGTATGTTATGAATTATATTGGTCTCCACCAGGTGGTCCTTTCTTTGGTTCAACAACTTTTGATTATATTGATTGTGAAGGGTTCCCTGCAAGTTCCTTTGCTAACAATATGGGTGATTCACCGAATATTTGTGCTCAAGAAAACACTATTTCATTTGGCGGTGGTGACAATTCAGGTGGTTGGCTTCCATCAATATATAATTGTTGCGCAACAAATATTACATTAGGATATAGAGTGTCAAATGCTGTATGTTCGTTACCTGGTTGGGCGTTAGTTAATCAATGTATAAATCGTTCCGCAATTTTAGGTTTATGTGACGCAACCGAATTATATGATGATGATATATCCGGTAATTGTACCTTCGCATTTGCAGCTGCGGGTTATTATAAAACCACTGATAACTTTAGTAGAAGATATTGGGATGGAACCGCATTTACGGGTGCTTGTTTTTCGTGTGGTTGTTTAGTTGTTAATACAGTAATAACATTATCTGATGGTTCAACTAAATTAATACAAGATGTTCAAGTTAACGACATACTTAAATCTATTGATGTTTCAGGAATGCCACAACCATCAAACGAATGGTACTCTTGGAGTAGTGACACTTTAAATTATGTAGAATCAACCTCTACAGTAATTAATTTTACAATATATGAATTTGATTCGGTTATTAATATTAATAACGATAAATTAATTGCGACTGATTCTCATAACCACGTTGTTAAACAAAATGGTGTTTGGTATATCAGAACAACATCTGATTTAAATGTTGGTGATGTATTATTAGATATTGACAATACTGAATTTGAAATCACATCATTAGTGACAATTACAGAATCAACAACAGTTTATAACGTTGATGTGAATAATAGTAATTTATATTTTGCGAATAATGTCTTAACTCACAATAAGTAAAACAGATACTTATTAGAACAAAGTAAACTATTTATATAAGGAAAATTATATTTAAATTTAGAATATGGAAAATAATGAAAATAATGATTTAACGGTTTGGCAAAGGTTATCAAGAGCCTTTGGACCAAACGCGTTATTAAATCAAGACTACCCAACATATAAGTTAGATAAGAAAGAGTTGTTAAAGACAACATCACAAGCGGAATATGAAAGAGAAAAATTACAAGCTCAACAAACATATTACCTATCTAACCAATGGACTAAGATTGAAAGTAATCTATACACTCAAGCAGTTTATTATGAACCAACTCGTTTGGCTTCATTTTACGATTATGAATCTATGGAATACACCCCTGAGATATCAGCGGCATTAGACATCTATGGTGAAGAATCAACAACTGTTGATGAGAATGGATATATGTTACAAATTTATTCTGAATCAAAAAGAATAAAATCTATACTAGCCGATTTATTCAATAACGTATTAGACGTTAATACGAATTTAACTATGTGGACAAGAAATACTTGTAAGTATGGTGATAACTTTGTTTATTTAAAATTAGATTCAGATAAAGGTATTGTTGGTTGTATGCAATTACCAAACATTGAAATAGAACGTTTGGAAAGAGGTATGGCAGCAAAATCTGCAACTATAGATGAACCTGCAGAACACAAAGGATTAAGATTTAAGTGGAAGGCAAAAGATATGGAGTTTAACTCTTGGGAAGTTGCCCACTTCCGTTTATTAGGTGACGATAGAAAACTTCCATACGGAACGTCAATGTTAGAAAAAGCAAGACGTATTTGGAAACAATTATTATTATCGGAAGATGCGATGTTAATTTATAGAACTTCAAGAGCACCGGAAAGACGTGTGTTCAAAGTATTCGTTGGTAATATGGATGATAAAGATGTTGAGGCTTACGTACAACGTGTTGCAAACAAATTTAAACGTGACCAAGTTGTTGATGCTAAAACAGGTAATGTCGATATGAGATTCAACCAAATGGCTGTTGACCAAGATTACTTTATTCCTGTTAGAGACCCAGCGGCGGCATCACCAATTGATACGTTACCGGGAGCAACAAACTTATCTGAAATTGCCGATATAGAATATATCCAAAAGAAATTATTAACCGCTCTTCGTGTTCCTAAAGCATTTTTAGGATTTGAAGAAACTGCCGGTGATGGTAAGAATTTATCATTACAGGATATTCGTTTTGCAAGAACAATCAATAAGATTCAAAAATCAATGATTGCCGAATTAAATAAAATTGCAATCATTCATTTATTCTTATTAGGGTTTGAAGATGAGTTATCTAACTTTACGTTAGGACTAACCAATCCATCATCCCAAGCAGATTTATTAAAGAATGACCTTTGGAAAGAAAAAATTGCATTATACCAACAAGCCGTTGCGGCAATTGCGGGTATTGCTCCGGTATCTGTATCGTGGGCTAAGAAACATATTTTAGGATTCTCTGATGAGGAAATCAAACTTGATTTACAACAACAAAGAATTGAGATGGCTGTCGGAGCTGAATTAACAAATACGGCAACTATCATAACACATACAGGTATCTTCGATAATATCGATAAATTATATGGTAACCCTGCATCCGGAGCAACTGCCGGTGGTGCGGCACCATCATCCCCACCACCACCGGGAGGTGGAGGAGGTTTCGGCGGAGGTGGAGACTTAGGTGGAGGAATGGAAGATTTAGGTGGACCTGAACCAGGACCTGAACCGGGTGGACCTGAACCGGGTGGAGCCCCTGAGGCGGCAGCTCCCGAAGCAGAAGTAACTCCTGAATCATTTAATAGAGATAATTTAAAAATATTGGTAGAAAGAAGTAATATGACAGAAGATGATTCATACATTGATTTATCCAAAGGTGGAAACTCTTTAGGAGAAATTGAAGCTCAATTAGGTAAACTTCTAAAAGATTAGATATTTATAAATAAAAAAACTTATGAACTTCGGTATATTAAAAACAAAAATAGAAAGAGTGTTGTTAGAATCATACGCTAACGACACATTTAAAGACGAAATAAAAAATTTCAAAAAATATGTTTTAGAAAACAAAAACATAAGTAAATTATTTTATTTATACGATGAATTAAATTCTCCAAAAGCATTAAGTGAATCTTACGCCAGAGAGTTTATTAACGAAAGTATTAAAATGTATGAGAACACAATCAATAAAATCAAGCAATCTGATTTAAATAAAATAAAATCTTGGGTTGGTAATAAACAGATAGAGAATCAATATGAGACTATCGATACGTTGTTTTCTTCAGATATATTAACGATTGAATCTAAAATTAAATGTAGAAACATTCTGTCAGAATCTCTTAGAAAATTACCGGTGGTGAAAACAGAAGGGATTGATTTACCGTTAACAACAATGGTAAGTGTTGCAAACAAAACTATTAAAAGTTATATTGATGGTTTAACTGAATCTGACAAAAAAGAATTAATGTCTTTATTGTCTGAAGATGATTCAACATTGAATGAAAAATACGTTACACTTAAAGAAGGTGTAGTTACGAAACTAACGGAAATGAAGAATGCTAGCACTGATTCAACAATGCAAATAAGAATTGAGGATACTATCTCAAAAGTAATTTCTGAAAAATACGACAAACTTACGTACTTCAAACTTAAAAACCTTAAAGAAAATCTTTAATTATCGTCTGATTTAAATTTTTTCTGAACATACTTAGCTTTTGAAAGACCATCACGTTTAATTACTGATGGTTTTTTAAATTCTTTTCGTTTTGATAATTCAGAGCTTTGACGGGTTTTAATTACTTTACTTTTATAGAGTTTTAGAGCTTTCTCAATCGTAATGTGATTATTTAATTTTACTATTAGCATATACTACATATATCTCCCTCCTACAAAAAAGTTTTGACATTACCCATAAAAACACCTATTATTTTTAAAAATAAACAGGAAAATATGAAAATTAATGAAAAAGGGAAAAACTTCTCTACTACACGGGTTCAAAACAGCGAAGATTGTTTATGGAACGGTAGACTCAATCAAACTTAAATCACTTTACTTAAACATCCAAACTTGGGTTGAACCAATATACGAATGTGATAATTGGACAAGAACAGTTCTTAACCTAAGTAGGAGTATTAAACACTCAATCTACGAGTCAATAAACAAAGATATATTCAACGACAAATTTATTGTAGACTTAGATTTAAGGTCCAGCGGACTCAATCTAAACAAAAAATCGTTTATGAACCTTGAAATAAATTTTTATTTAATACAAGAAGATTTGGATTTCAAATGTAACGAAATAAAAGAATCATTACAACAAATAACAAAACAAATTTTTAAAGATAATTTTTTAGATAATGAAAATTTTAACTTTTATCTAACCAAAAACAGTAAAATCACAGAAGAATTGTTACAAACCGAGAATGTTTAATATTTATAAATAAAACATTCAAAATGAATTTAAGAATATTACAACCAAGTGAATCAGGGAAAGGTATATTAGTTGAATACGATGCTGGGTATATTAACCCAAATGATAATCGTAACGAAACATTAATTAGAGAATCTAGCGAAACTCTTGACCACACTAAACCAATTGAGTTTTATGCCGTATTACAAAAATATGATACCCCTAATAGAAATGGTAGATTATATCCTGAACGTATATTAAAAAGAGAGGCGGAGAATTATAAAAAAATGATTAAAAAGGGAACAGCCCTATCCGAGTTAAATCACCCGGAATCATCTTTAATCGATTTAGATAGAGTTTCTCACGCAATCACCGAAGTATGGTGGGAAGGTAATGTCCTAATGGGTAAAATAAAACTACTTACATCACCGGGATATCACGAAAGTGGTATTTGTTCAACCAAAGGTGACTTAGCAGCTAACTACCTAAGACAAGGAGTTACATTAGGTATCTCATCAAGAGGTGTAGGTTCCCTTAAAAAGATTGGTGAACAAAATGAAGTTCAAGACGATTTTGAATTAATCTGTTTTGATTTAGTATCATCACCATCAACCCCGGGAGCGTATCTATTCTTAAATAAAGAGGATAAACAACTATACGATGAGAACTTAGAAGAAGAGAAAAAAATGAGTGTTGAGAGACACGTTGGTGATTCCGGAAATAAATCGCTTGACTTAATGAAAAAATTAAACGATTATTTGGGTTACTAATAAAAAAAAACAAAATGGAAGAAAAGTATTTTATCGCAAAAGTTACCTTGGACTCAGTTGATGAGGCATCAGGTAAGATTAAAAAATTAAGAGAAGAAAAATTAGTAAGTGGTTACAACCCTACTGATGTTGAGGCGAAAGTTACCAAAGTTTTTGAACATTATACAATGGAGTGGAGAATTACCGCTATTGTAGAAAGTAAAATTGATGAAGTAATTGAGTAGTTAAATTTTTAATTATTAAGTAAAAGAGGACATATAGTCCTCTTTTTTTATGCTTTTTATTTTTTGGAGATATTTATCAATGTATAAAAACCTAACTCAATTTAAGTAAATTTTAAACTTTTTTTGAATTAGGAGATATTTATATATTAAAATAACAACAAAACGAAATGGCAAAAGAAAAATCTTTAGTTGAAGAGGCTATCATCCAAATGAAAAACTTGGAAGAAGCGGTAGCTGAAAATGCAAAAGGAATACTTGCTTCTACAATGAAACAAGAAATCAAAGACCTAGTAAAAGAATCTCTAACTGAACAAGACGAGATTAACCCTGATGACGTTGAAGTGGATGAACCTATGGGTTCTGATGATATTGCCGATATTGATATGGGTGATGATTCAGATGAAGAAGGTGATGAAATGGATACTGATGATACTGATGACGAAGAAGATATGGACTTTGGTGACGAAGAAGATATGGACGACGAGGAAGACACTATTGACTTAACTGACGCAGACGATGAAGAAGTACTTAGAGTATTTCAACTTATGGGTCCGGATGACAACATTGTCGTAACAAAAGACGACAAAGGAAACACTCACCTTAAAGATGAGGAAACCGGTAAAGAGTATATGATTGTTGGTGAAAGTGAAGAAGAAGAATTTGAAATGTCTGAAGAATGGGACGAAGAACTTGAAGAAGATGAGATGGGTGACGAATCTATTGAATCAATCGTTGAGAGAATGTTCGGTTCTGATGATGAAGACGAAGACGAAGTGGAATTTGATTTTGAAGAGTTTGACGAATCTGATGATATGGACGATGAAGAAATCGTTTATGAAATCGAAATGGATGAAGAAGACGAAGAAGAATTAGGTGAAGAAGAAATGGATGATGAATCTATTACTGAAGCTAAAATGTCTATCAAACCAAAAGGTGTTGGGATGGGTAATCAATCAAAATTTAAATTTAACAAATCACCTAATCAAGGAACAGGATTTAAAACTAAAATGAAAGAGGCTCCAAAATCTGTAGGAACAGGTAAAGCGAAATTCGAGTATAAAGAAGGTGAAAATTCAGGAACTAAATTAGGAACAAACAAAGTTGTTAAGAAAACTGAAACAAAAGAAGGTTCAACTAGAAAACCAATGGTTAAAAAAGTTGAAGGTAAAAAAGAAGAGACAAAAGAGGCTGTAAGAACTTTAGGTTCAGGGTCTAACTTTAGAAAAGGTGGTTTACCAAAACCAAGAGCTCATTCAAGTTTTAATACTGCTATCAAAGAAAGTAACACTAATTCAGAGTTACAAGTTCTTAGAGAAAAAAACGAAGAATACAGAAAAGCACTTAATGTTTTCAGAAGTAAATTAAACGAGGTTGCAATCTTCAATTCAAACTTGGCTTACGCTACACGTTTGTTCACTGAACATTCAACATCAAAACAAGAAAAAATTAACATTTTAAGAAGATTTGATGGTGTTGAAACTATCAAAGAATCTAAAAATCTATATCAGGTCGTTAAAAATGAATTATCCTCAGGAACTAAAACTCAAACTATGAACGAGTCAATTGAAAGAACAATCGCAAAATCACCTTCTACAGGAGCGGTTAACTTACTTGAATCAAAAACATATGAGAATCCACAGTTCTTAAGAATGAAAGATTTAATGGCAAAAATAAAATAAAAATAAATTAAAATTAATAAAAACCAAAAAAAATGGGAGCATTATTAGAATCAGGATTAGTTGGTAACATCGGGTTAAAACACCTTAAAGTTATCAAAGAAGACACAATCAACAAATGGGATAAATTAGGATTCCTAGAAGGTCTTAAAGGACACATGAGAGAAAACGTAGCTCAGTTATATGAGAACCAAGCGTCTTTCTTAATAAACGAAGCTACAGGTGAAGGTTCAAACGGTTCATTCGAAACGGTTGTATTCCCTATCGTAAGAAGAGTATTCTCTAAATTACTTGCGAATGAAATCGTATCAGTACAAGCTATGAACTTACCAATCGGTAAATTGTTCTTCTTCGTACCTAAAATTCAAGGTTA